GCAAATAGCAATATATCACTATTAATTAATGGTTCTGTTGAAATGTTTGGTTGTATAACATTTTTAACAGGTAGAGGAGCTACTATATCTAACGAAATAATTTCTGGTTTATCTTTATCATACAAATACAACCAACCATCAGGAGTTTTCCAATAATATTTTTCTGGTAACTTATTATCATCTTCTATAAAATCATCTCCATCTTCATTTGTATATCCGTGAGTATTTTGTTGTTTGTATTCTTCTTTAATAATAGAATATTTTACTTTATCATCAACAAGAACATAAGGAGTTTTTTTAATATAGTTATTTGTTGGTTTTGGCATTTTTTTTTCTGTAGTAATTAATGATACGCAAATATGTAACTCATTATATTCATTATAACAAACATGAACCCTTCTTATTCCATCTTGCCCTTTTCTATTTTGTATATTTATATCTGTTAATTCACCAAATCTTGTAACATCGTTAGATGTTTCTAAATCTGTTATTGATATTTTTTGCAAAGAACTTCTACAACCTTCAGGATAATAACCAAGTTCATCATATTGATTTAATCTTGTTTCTAACCATTTGTCAGTTATATGACTTAATTTTATTCCATAAACTTTTGAAACATCATCAATAATCTTATTTATTTCTTCAAATGTAAAATTATCTAATTTACGAATTTCTTGTTTTATTTTGTAATTTCCATATTTATCAATAAAGTCATCAATATCCATTTCTTTTATTTCATTAATACAAATATAATCAAGTAATTTAGTTTCTTTACACCATTCATCTATTTCTGTATCATTCATATCGTCAATAACAATTAATTTATAACCATTATTTTTGCTGTCATAATGTTTAATTGGTTTTAAATTTTTTCGTTTCTTTGATACATCAATATACTTCATATATTTACCAAACTTAAAATCACCATTATCTATTATACTCTCTAATAAATCTTTAATATCTTCCCAATTCTCACAACCCATAACAAATTTTTCTATTTCTTTTATAAATTTAACATAAAAATTCTGTATTATATCTTGTAATTCAGGAGTAGTCCATAAAGTAAGTTTCATACTTACATTTTTAAGGTCTAAATCATTATATTTTCCTTGTAATCGTAATCGTTGTGAAATATCAGTGCAATTTAATGATGCGTGAGACACAAAATACTGGTCTGTTAAATGTAGTGAATAATTATCATAATCGTCACTTGTAAAAGAATATCCCCTTTCTCCATATTTACCTGTTATTGTTATAATTGTTTTACATAAAATTTGTGTATCGCTTTTTTCAAATAAAATTCTTAATAATTTATAAACAAATTTTATATTTAATATTTTTGTATTTATATTGAAATAGCAATAATTATTAGGTAGTTTTTCAGATTTTTCAGTATCTATAGATGAACCATATACTCCTCCTAATTGCCATAATCTTTGACTTGTTGATGATTGTTTTGAGTCCCATTTAGACCAATATTTAATTTCCTTTTCATAATTTTTTGAAACATATAATCTTAAACAATTTCCATGATATATTATAATAAATAGATTGGGATAATCTTTAATTATTTTATCTATTAAACAAAATTGACTAGCTCTTTTTTTTTCTTCACTTATCAATAACGAATTATATTTACTTGTAGGTCTTTTTAGTATTTCTTCTATTATTTTTTTTATATTTATATTATAATCTTCAACAATATCATAACACGTTTTTTTTTTGTGATTTTCTATATCTTGATAATCCCACCATGATTCAACAAGTGTAGTGTTAAAATTTATAGCCCCATTAAATAATCCAAAATAATCATTTGACCTTTTCATTTTATGAACCTTTGATATTTTAATTTGTATATCAGTATGGTCGCTTAATCTGGTTGTTATATTATATAACAATGAATGTGCCGTGCCTGTAATATGTAGTGCATATTTTACTTTTTTATATATTTTGGCAAGCAATATTTCACATGCGGTAGAATCCTTTTTATCATTATTATTACTTCTATCATTTGAAGATGTAGGGCTCATTAAATCACTTTCATCAACTAATGTAGTTATATTAACAAGTTCATCATTATAATATATATACTCACTAAATTTCGTATTTAGTTTTGCTAACTGAGTATGGTTCATTAAACAACAAAATATATCATTAGAATTGATTGCTTCTTTATTACTTAATTTATTAATAATATCATTACTATTTATATCTTTTAGTTCTGGAAGTTTATAATCTTTCCAATATTCAACATTTGTTTCCTCAAAATATTCTTGAAGTTCATTATTAAATTCTTGAAATAATGTTTTTATAAATTGAATATTAAAATTGTAATTTTCTGTTCCAACTATATCATCTTGTAATTGTTTTTGGTCTATTGTTAAATTTCTAAAAATGTATAAAACTGGTCTTTTTAGTATATGAACCGAAATCCACATAATTATGCACGCTTGAACTCTTTTTCCAAGTTGTATATCTCCCCATAATAATTCTACAATTGATTTTTCATTATCTTCTAAATTAAGCGCATTTAATAATTCTTCTTCAAATGAAGGTACACTAATGTCTTGCGGGATTTTTTTTAATTTTATTGGGTTATTTCCCCAATTATGTCGTTCTAAACTTTCTCCATTTATGTATTTACACTTATTTAACATAACATTTATAATTTTTTCAAGTGGTTTTTTAAATATTTCATTTCTTTTTTTGAAAAACGTATTTATTTTATCTTGTAGATATGTCATTTGTGTCATTTATATATAAAGGCAAATCTTTAAATCAATTTTATTTATAAAATAAAAAATGCCTTAAAAATATGTGCCTATTTATATAAATTTTAATATTATAATAATATAAATAATGTCTCGTAAAAGCTATGATTATAAATTAACTGCGGTGCAATATTATTTAGTTGAAGATAAAACACAAGAAGAAGTATGTAAAATATTTAAATGTTCTCGTAGAAGTCTAATGCGATGGGTTGAAAGATATAAAAAAGATGGTAATGTTGATATTCATTATAGGAAACCAGTAGCATATAAGGTAAAGAAAGAATATGTTAATTTCTTATTACAAGAATTAAAGAAAAATAAAACTATTACTATTGAAGATTTATTATATTTATTGAAAAATAAATACCCTAATGTAGATTTGAATAAATCGCACATTAACCGAATTATAAAAGATAATAATATTACATTAAAATTTACAAGAATACGACACGAACCAGTTAAACGATTTGGTAAGGATATTAATATAAATGCAAATATAAAGAAATTTTATGAAGAAATAAAGAAGTATAAAATAGAAGATATTATTTGTATTGATGAAACAAGTATAAAATCTTTACAAAAAAGACATCATTGTTATAGTGAAAAGGGAAAACGATGTGTAATAAAAACACAATCACAAGAAGTATTCAAAAAATATACAGGAATATTTGCTATTTCAGTTGATGGCGTGATAGAATGGGATTTATATGAAAAAGGTGGAATAAATACAGATAGGTTAATTGAATTTTTAGAAAAAAATATTACAAGTAAATTAAGAAATAAATTAATTATATTAGATAATGCGAGTAGTCATAGAAACGAAAGAATAAAAGAATTAGTTAATAAACATAACAATATATTATATGCTGTTCCATATCAACATTTTACCAATTCTATAGAAAATTATTTTAGTATGTTGAAATCACGATTACAAAAATTAGATGGTTTAACTTATATAAAATTAAAGGAGAATATTGAAAATGTAATAAGCAAAATACCTAAAGAAAAATATAGAAATATTTTTAAGGGTGCTTATGAAAGACCAGAAAAATATGTAGCGAAAAATAAAACACGGAAAATTAAGAAGAATTATTTATAAATATCATTTCAAAATGGGCGTTTGAAATGAGAAAAGGTGTAAACCCTTTAACAATAATTATCTCGCAACTATAAAAAGGGAACTATAAAAAGGGAACTATAAAAAGGGAACTATAAATCATTTATTTTTATTGTGATATCATCTTTTTATTCTGTTCCAAGCCATTATAATCTCTTAATAAATTATCAT